TGAACTTGAAAGAATAGACGAACTTTTAGAAAAAGAAAAAGAAGCTGCTGAACAAAGAAAGCAATTAGAAGAGGATGTACAGAACGCTAAACTTGATACTGCACAAGCAGCGTTTGCTTTGATTGGAGAAATAGCAGGAAAAGGAAGTAAGGTTGCAAAAGCAGCAGCAATAGCACAAGCAACAGTAGCAGGAATACAATCCACAATAGAAGCATATAAAACTGCATCAGCATCTCCAATTACTACGGTGTTTCCTGCTTATCCTATTGTACAGGCAGGTTTAGCAGCAGGATTTGCAGCAGTAAATGTAGCTAAAATTAAATCTACTAATATGGGTGGAGGTACAACTCCATCTGCACCATCAGGTGGCGGAGGCGCACAACCCCCTGCATTTAATGTAGTAGGAGCAGCACCTGAAAACCAATTAGCACAAACATTGGGAGAAAGAGAGGAAAGACCTGTTAAAGCATACGTTGTAGGAGACGATGTAACGAATCAACAAGCACTTGATAGAAAAATATCAGAGGGTGCTTCAATAGGGTAACAAATTAGATAAAAAACTATTGTATTAATATGAACATAGTAGAACTTATTTTAGATGAAGAAGATGCTATAGGGATTGAAGCAATTTCAGTCGTTGAGTCTCCTGCTATTGAGGAAGATTTTATAGCACTTAAAAACCAAGAGTTTAAACTTGCAGAAGTAGATAAGGAAAAGCGTATCTTAATGGGTGCTGCTTTAATACCTAATAAACCTATCTACCGTAGAAATGAAGATAACGAATATTACATTTATTTCTCAAGAGACACGGTAAGAAAAGCAAGTGAGTTATTCTTTATAAACGGAAACCAAAACAAAAGTACATTAGAACACCAAATGCCTCTTACAGGTTTAAGTGTTGTTGAATCTTGGATTGTTGAGGATAAAGAAAAAGACAAGACCAAAATGTACGATATGGATATGCCTCTTGGAACGTGGATGGTATCTATGAAAGTTCTTAATGATGACGTTTGGAATAACTACGTTAAAACAGGTAAGGTAAAAGGATTCTCTATAGAAGGATATTTTGCAGATAAAGCTGAAAGACCTAAAGACAAAACCATAAAAGATGAACTTGCTCAAATAGAGGAAGAGGAAGCAGAATATTTGTTAGGTCAAATTAAAGGCATTATCAAAAAAGATAAAAGGCTAAAGAGTGGGCAAAGAACTGAAATGGAATCTTATTCAGATTATCCTGATTCAGTAAAGAACAATGCAAAAAGAGGATTAGAACTAAACGAGAAGGTAAACAATAAATGTGCAACTCAAGTAGGAAAAGTAAGAGCGCAACAACTTGCACAGGGAAAACCTGTAAGTGTAGAAACAATCAAAAGAATGTTCAGCTACCTATCAAGAGCGGAAGTGTATTACGAGAAGGGGGAAACTACTGATTGTGGTTATATATCTTATCTTTTGTGGGGAGGAAAGAGTGCAAAGTCTTGGGCGGAATCTAAAATCAAGAGTTTAGAGAATGAGTAACATATATAATACTGCTTACAAAGTTCACGTAGAACACACCAATCAAACAGAAGTTGATGCAGTCAATATTGAAGATGGTGCAATGTTACATACTACGGATGCATTATATATGGGTCATAATAATAATAACGTAGTAGTATATCCTCAAAATGTTATAACTGTAAATGGTTGGGCAAGATATGATGATACTACCTACACCTCTTCTAATAAGTTATCGTTAGCGGATGGTGTTGAGGTTATACTGCCTAACAATGCAGGAGCAATTTACAGGAGTCATCCCTCAATAGTTTTTTATAATGGTTCAACACAAAAGGTGTTAGCTATAAACGAAAATGATGTTTATCAAATAACAGTAGTGTTTAGATGTTCAGCAGCTAATGCTAACCAAACCTATTTGAGTCTACACTTTGAAGGTGGGAATGGAACACCATACGATAGAATAAGGAGTGATGTAAACTTTCCTAAAGGAAATGACGTAGCACACGACTTCCATCAAATGTTCCAATATTATACCGATAGCGACTTTGTAACAAATGGTACAGATTGGAAAATAACCTCTAATGGAGGTACTGCTAAAATATGGGATATTATTTACTTTATTCAAAGAACACAAAACGCAGACTTTAGCTAATGAGAAAAGAAAGAACTGATAGAAACCCAAGTCCACAAAACGATAGAAGAGGTTGTTTGTGTAAAGATGGTAAGACTTATTCTCGTAAGTGTTGTGATGGAAGTTTTCAAGCACAGGGTATAGGAAATATTACAGGAACAGAGTAAAAATATAACAAATTGTAAAATAATTAATTGTATAAAAAAATACTTTTATGAAACCAAGCGTACAAAAGATAATTGCCAAGTTAGCTAAAGAGAAAGTTGAGTTAGGTTTAATGGATGACCTAATAAAAGAAAACAATAAAGCCGATAAACTTTACAAAGAAGCTATAAAATTTATTGATGAATATGAAAACACAATAAAAAAAGCAGAACAAATAAAAAAAGAAGCACAAAATCTATATGATAAACACGCTGCTGTAAAGACCAAAACATTTCAAAAATTTAAAGAATTAGGAGGGGATTTATTAAATACACTTCGTCAAGATAAAAATTATAGGGATGCAGTTTCCGCTGCAGCAGGTTTAGATTTAATTATTAGAAAATTAAAGAAGGTGTAAAAACACAACAAACACAATACTAATTTATTGTAATAAATATGAAAGCGACAGATATGTTAAACAAAGTAAAAGAAGTTCTTGGAGTGGAACTAAATGAAGAAACCCAAGAAGTAAAATTAGCACAAGCTACTTTGGAAAACGGAACTGTTATTGAAAGTGAAGATTTCGCTGCAGGAAGTGAAGTGTTCATCGTAACAGAAGATGAAAAAGTAGCACTACCTGTAGGCGAATACACTCTTGAAGATGGAGAGATACTCAAAGTCGAAGAAGAAGGTATTATTGCATCTATAGGAGCAGCAGAAGAAAAAGCACCTGAAGAGGAAGTGGAAGCTGCAGAGGAAGAAGAAATGGGATATGCAACTAAAGAAGAACTTGCAGAGGTTAAAGAAATGATTGAAGAAATCAAAGCTATGCTTGAACCTAAAGAAGAGATGAGTTCTGAAGAAGTTGAAGAAACCAAAGAGGAATTAAGTGAAGAGGTAACTGAAGAAGTGAAAGAAGAAGTTGAACTTTCTATTGAAGAGCCTGTAGCTAAAGTAACTCACAATCCTGAAAAGGAAACCAAAACAAATATTAATCTGTATGGTCAAAAGAGAGAAATGACTACTGCAGATAGAGTATTATCTAAAATTGCTAACATTAAAAAATAACAAATAAAAAATGGCAACAACTACATCTATTACAAGTACTTATGCAGGAGAGTTTGCAGGACAGTATATCTCTGCTGCTCTATTAAGTGCTTCAACTATTGAAAACGGAGGGATTACAGTTAAACCTAACGTTAAATTTAAAGAAGTAATTAAAAAAGTATCTACTGATGATATCGTAAAAGATGCATCTTGCGACTTTACAGCTACTTCTACAGTAACACTTACTGAAAGAGTTTTACAACCTGAATTTCAGCAAGTGAACTTACAACTTTGTAAGAAAGACTTTATCTCTGATTGGGAAGCAGTACAAATGGGCTATTCAGCACATCACGACCTACCTCCTTCATTCTCTGATTTCTTAATTGCTCACGTAGCAGCTAAAGTAGCACAGAGAACAGAGCAATCAATTTGGGCAGGAAATACTGCTACATCAGGACAGTTTAATGGGTTATCTACTTTATTAGGTGCTGATGCTGATTTACCTGTAGCAAACGAAATTGCAGGTACTACTGTAACTGCTGCTAACGTAATTACTGAATTAGGTAAAATCGTAGATGCTATTCCTTCTACACTTTATGGAAGCGAGGACTTAAACATTTACGTTTCTCAAAACATTGCAAGAGCCTATGTAAGAGCATTAGGTGGATTTGGTGCATCAGGATTAGGTGCTAATGGTACAAACGCTATGGGTACTCAATGGTGGAATAACGGTTCACTTACTTTTGATGGTGTTAAATTATTCGTAGCTAACGGTCTTGCTGACAATGATGCAATTGCAGCAGAAAAATCTAACCTTTTCTTTGGTACAGGCTTATTAGCTGACCACAACGAAGTTAAAGTATTAGATATGAGCGGGTTCTGACAACATTCGTGTGGTAATGAGATTTACCGCAGGTGTTCAGTATGGTATTGTTGAAGATATCGTAACTTATGGTATTGCTAACACAGCTAATAACCCATAATAAACAATAATCAATTAACTAACTTAATAGGGTGGGTAAGCCAAGTATGTGCCTACCTACCCTTTTTTAATACAATAAAATATGGCTTGTGATTTAACTAAAGGTAGAAAAGAACCCTGTAAAGACGTAGTTGGTGGTCTAAAAGCGATTTACTTTACTGATTTCGGAGATTACGGAACGGTAACGCAAACAGACGATGAGATTACTGATATGACAGGAACTTTTACTGCTTACAAATATGAATTGAAAGGAAATAGTAGCTTTGAGCAAACTATTACTTCTTCAAGAGAAAACGGTACGACTTTCTTTGAACAAACTCTAAACCTTACACTTAAAAAATTAAGCAAAGAGGATAACAAAGAATTAAAGCTATTAGCATACGGTAGACCTCACGTTGCAGTAGAAGATTATAACGGAAACGTATTCGTTATGGGATTAGAACACGGAGCAGAGGTAACAGGAGGTACAATTTCTACAGGAGCAGCTATGGGAGATTTAAGTGGATATACTTTAACTCTTTCTGCACAGGAATTAAAACCTGCTAACTTTGTAGACAGTCCAACTGCTGCTGACCCATTTGATGGAATGGCATCAGCTACTGTAACCGTTACAGAAGGAACTAACTCTTAAACCGAGTTTCATTTGATTTGAGAAGGGTGGCTATATGCTGCCCTTTTTTTGTTATAACAAAATTAAAGTTTTTTTATTGTATAAATATGATTGTATTATTAGAAAGTGCAAGTGAGCAAACTATCAATATTATACCACGTAGGTTTACAAGTGGAGATAGTTATAATGTAACGATAGTAAACGAAACAACGAATCAGGAAGTGTACAATGTAGATACTACTGCAATAGCGGAACATCTATATCATAATACTTATACTGCGGTGTTTCCCTTAAAAGAGGATATTAGTTACGTACTTACTATTAAGGATGGAGCAGAAGTTATATTTAAAGATAAAATGTTCTGCACCAACCAAACCGATTTAATGGCTTATACCATAAACGATAGTGATTATATATTTAATGATACAGATAACGAATTTATTACCTTATAATGGATAATTTACACATAGTTAATTTAGCATCTTACAATAGACCTAAAATAAGCGAGGATAAGAATCGTGATTGGGTAGAGTATGGAGATGACAACGACTACTATTCTTATCTAATTGACCTTTATACCAATTCAACTACTAACCATTCTATTATAAATGGTATTAGTAATATGATTTATGGAAAAGGTCTTGATGCTTTAGATAGTAGTTCAAAACCTGATGAGTACGCTGCAATGCGTTCTATATTTTCTGATAGTTGTTTGCGTAAAGTAGTACTTGACCTTAAACTATTAGGGGAGGGTTCTTTTCAAGTTTTATATCAAAAAGGACAAGTTAAAAAAGCAGAACACTTTCCAAGACAAACATTAAGAGCTGAAAAATGCAATGAAGATGGAGAGATAGAAGCATACTACTACCATCCTGATTGGTCTAAAGTAAAGCGTAGTGATAAACCACAACGTATAGCTGCTTTTGGTTTTGGTAACGGTAACGAACCTGAAATTAAAATCGTAAAGAAGTATGTATCAGGATATGATTACTATTGTCCTGTAGATTATCAAGGTGGATTGGCTTACGCAGAGTTAGAAAGCGAAATAGCAGACTACTTAATTAACGATGTACAAAACGGATTTAGCGGAACAAAGGTAGTAAACTTTAACAACGGTGTACCTGATAGAGAAAAGCAAATGCAAATCAAGAACGATGTAATGCACAAGCTAACAGGTTCAAGAGGAGAAAAAGTAATTATTGCTTTCAACAACAACGCTGAATCTAAAACTACAGTAGACGACATTCCATTAAACGATGCACCTCAACACTACGAGTATCTTTCTAATGAATGTTCATCTAAACTTATAGTAGCACATAGGGTAACAAGTCCTTTGCTTTTAGGAATACGTACAGAAAACAACGGTTTAGGCTCTAATGCAGACGAAATAAAGACTGCTGCGCTACTTTTTGACAATATTACTATAAAACCATACCAAGACCTATTAACGGACTGTATGGACGATATTTTAGCTATTAATGGTATTTCTCTTAAACTTTATTTTAAAACACTTCAGCCTCTTGCTTTTATCGACACCGACAACGCTATTACTGACGAATCACGTGAAGAAGAAACAGGAGTTAAATTGTCTGCAGAGTTTGACGATAATAAAATGTTTGACTTGCTTGATGAATTTGGAGAAGAAGAAGATTTAGAGAATTGGGTATTAGTAGACGAAAGACAAGTAGACTATGACCAAGAGGAAGCATTGGACAAAATGATTGGTTTAGCTTCTACAGGTAGTGCAAGACCTAATGCGAGTAGTGAACAAGATGGCGAAGTAGAAGATATGAAGTTTAAAGTGCGTTATCAATATGCACCATTAAAAACACAATCTAATTCAAGAGAGTTCTGTAAGAAAATGGTATCTGCTAAAAAGATATACCGCAAAGAAGATATTCAGCAAATGAGTACAAGAGCAGTAAATGCAGGTTGGGGATTAAACGGTGCTGCCACTTACGATATATGGTTATATAAAGGCGGAGGTGCTTGTCATCATTTTTGGATGAGAAAGACCTATATGGCAGTAGATGTAAAACCTGATGCTACCAACCCAAATGCAGAGATAAGTGTAAACAAGGCAAAGAAAGAGGGATTTACTCCTGAAACTAACGACCCTAAAGTTGCAAAGCGACCTGTGGATATGCCTAATAAAGGATTTGTAAATAAGTAAGAAATGGCAGACGCACTATTCATAACAAGAAAAGATTTAGTAAAGTTTAGTTCTGTCAACGGAAACGTAGATACGGACAAGTTTTTGCAATATATTAAAATAGCACAGGATATACATATCCAAAACTATTTAGGAACTGACCTTTATAATAAGATTCAAGCCGATATAGAAGGAAGTAGTTTAGCAGGAGACTATTTAGCACTTGTAAACGACCATATAAAGCCTATGCTGATACATTGGGCATTAGTTGAGTACTTACCCTTTGCGGCTTACACAATAGCTAATAAGGGAGTATTTAAGCATAGTTCAGAAAATGCTACAAACGTAGAAAAGAATGAAATAGATTTCTTAATAGAAAAAGAAAGAAACGTAGCACAATACTACACAGATAGATTCATTAATTATATGAGTTTTGAGGCGAGTTCTAAATTCCCTGAATACTACACTAATAGTAATGATGACGTATATCCTGATAAGGATGCAAGTTTTGAAGGATGGGTGCTATAATGGGAGTAAATAAATACAAACCAAAACAGGAAAATATAAATAAGCTAAAACAGTATTTGGCTTATATAACAAAAACGAAAAAAAGTAATTGTACTATATATGGCAAACATTGAAGATTGGTACGGTAGAAATAATATCTCTTGGGGAGAAGTTTACGATGATGTATGGGCAGGAAACGTAAACGAAGCTAACAGTTGGGGGATTATATACCCATTTAATTTTGAGGGTAGTTTATTATTCGCTGATACAACTTTAGTAACCGCAGACAATACAAGTATAAAAGCAGATGCAACACAATTTTAAAAAGATATGGCAAAACAAGTAATTAATATAGGCACAAGTGCAAATGATGGTACAGGAGACCCATTAAGAACCGCCTTTGACAAAGTAAACGATAACTTCACAGAGTTATACAACGATGATTCAGGAGATGTAGGTTCAATAATTGCAGGTACAGGAGTAGCGGTAGACCAAGCTACAGGAGATGTAACAGTAAGTTTAGCAGATGATGGAGTTTCTTATGCTAAAATGGGTACAGAGTTTACAACTGCTGCGGTTATCTCTGCAAGTGATGTAGACTTTTCATCTGCTGCGGTATTCACTAAAACATTATCAGCTAATACTACTTTAACCTTTTCAAATGTATCTACAGGAATGGTAAAGGATTTAGTAATCACAGGAAACTTTACTCTAACACTTCCTGCTTCAGTTAAGACAATCACAGGAACGTATGATGGTACAGTAAGTAACCTAATTCAAATAGTATCAACCAATGGCTCAACAGAACAATGGGCTACAATTTCTCAAGAAGCATAGTTATGATAGCAATACAACACGAAGGAGCAATAAAGAAATATACTTCCTTACCTAAAGTTTGGAAAGACGAAAACGGAGTACACCTAAACATCACAGATGGACAAGCGTTTGGCTTTTATCCTATCGTAACACCTTCTTACGATTCAGCTACTCAATACTTGGGAGACCTTGAATGGGATGGAGATAATAGCGTATTTACTTACCCTGTGATTGATAAAACTTGGTCTCAAACAGTAGCCGAGTTAAAGGAAAGTAAGATATCAAATTTAAAGAGTTTATACAATAGAAAATTAGCAGAGACAGATTGGTACATTATCAGAAGCCAAGAGGGTACTTCAGCACCTCAAGATGTGTTGGATGCAAGAGCGGCATTGAGAACTGATTGTGCAACTAAAGAAGCGGAGATTAGCGCACTTACTACAAAGAAAGCGGTAGTTTCTTATTCTTTACCAAACCTTGACTAATGAGCATTAATAAAAGACTTATAAATACAGGTGTAGAGGCTGCACCCGCAGCATTTGACCCACTACAAAACTTTGAAACTGTAACCTACACAGGGAATGGTGGTACACTAAAGGTAACAGGGTATATAAGAAAGGGTGCTGCTTTTAATGGGAGTAGTAGTAAAATAACATTGCCATCAGGCTCTCCATTTGACGATTCTAATACAATAAAATCTATAAGCGGATGGATAAAGGCAGATACAACCTCAAGTAGAGTTGTTCTTTATAGTCATTCATCTTTAACAAACACAAATGATTATTTTTATGTAGGCTATTTGGCTGATTTAAACAGAATATATGTTGCCGTAAGAGATGGCAGTTCATCAAACCAAAATAATAGATACGTAAATATAACACCAAATACAAATTGGAATCATATTGTTGCTCAATTAAATGGTTCAACAGTAGAAGTATGGTTAAATGGTGTTCAACAAACAGTCAATGATAATATAAGTGGCTCTGCTTCAAGTTCAAGTTGGATTGATTATCCTACTTACGATAGTTCTGTTGTTGCTTCAATCGGTATATCAAGAGTACAATCTCCTGTTTATAGTGCAGGCAAAATAGACCAAGTAAGAATCTTTAATACCGCATTAAACTCAACGCAAGTAGGGCAGTTAGCAGCAGAAGATTACACAGACCCTAAAAAATCAACTACGGATTACTTCGGAAATGGTTCTGCTATTGCTTTATATGAGTTAGATGAGGATGCTAATAGCAGTAACTTTGAACAAGCTGCTGTATTTAATGGGAGTGATAGTAGAATAAATACAAACGATAATAAAGCATTTGTAGCTGATGAAATGTCTATTTCTTTATGGGGTAGATTAAATGCAACAGGTGCTAATGAAAATCTTATTAGTAATTGGAACTCAAGTGGCACAAGAGAAACTTCATTTCAATTTACAATTACAAGTGCTAATAAATTAGAATTAATTGTATATGCAAGTAATGATTCTACTGATTATAAACAATATGTATCAAACTCTGCTTTAACAGGACTAACAAATTGGAATCATTTTAGCTTTACATTAACAAGCGGCATAACTGCAAAACTTTATGTAAATGGTTCTGAAGTATCAACAACAGTAACAAATGGCGCTACTTATACAAGTGGCACTATAAATACTACAGGAACATTCGATACTATTATAGGTGCAATCGGAAATGCAAGTACAGGAATAGATGGCGAAATAGACCAAGTAAGAATCTACTCATCAGCATTAAGTAGTGGAGATGTTACTAACTTATACAACGAATCAAGTGTACCGACTGCTAACCTTGTTGCCCACTATAAATTAGATGGCAATGCAACAGATGAAACAGGAAACTATGATGGAACAGAAACAAGTATAACCTATTCAACAGGAGTATATGGAGGAACACCTGCCAACGTAAACTTTTTAGGTATGGCATTCAAACCCGATTTAATTTGGTTTAAGAATAGAGACCTAACAGACACTCATAGATTACACGATTCAATAAGGGGTATCGGCACATATCTTTCATCAGTCAATACTGCTGCTGAACTCACAATAAGTAGTGGCGGTCCACAATCTTTTGATTCAAATGGTTTTACAACTTCATCGGGTGGTGCTTATAATGCTACAAATGAAGATTACGTTGCTTGGTGTTGGCGTGCAGCAGGATATTCAAATACATTTAATGTTCTTGAAGGAGGTGTAACCGATACAGGTTCAACTGCAAGTAATGTTGGAATAACCGCAGGTTCTAATACGAATGGATGGGGTGTATCTGCAAATAGGGATGCAGGGTTTAGTATTGTAAAATATACAGGAAACGGAAGTAATAGTAGTATTGGACACGGACTTAATGAAGCACCCGAACTTGTAATTATCAAATCAAGAGACCAATCTACAAGAAATTGGATTACTCATTTTTCTTCTTTAGGGGCAGGTGCTTATATGTCGTTAAATATAACAAACGCAAATGCAACTTCTACCGCAAGAATAAATACCACAACAAGTACTGTAGTTAATATTGGCACTTCTGCAAATGTTAATGCAAATAATGACAAATTAATAATGTACTGCTTCCATTCAGTAAGCGGATATAGTTCGATAGGGAGTTTTGTTGGAGATGGTAGTACAGATACAGTTTTAAATTTAGGTTTTGAACCAAAATGGATAATGATAAAGAATTCCGATACGACAACAGGTTGGTTTATTATGGATTCTATAAGAGATAATTTTGCAAAAAGATTAAGAGCAGATGTAGATAATGGTGAATCAAATATTGGAACACTAACAACAAGTTCTACCGGTATTACAATAAGTTCAACCTCAAGTGATGGTAGAATAAATGGTAGACCAGGTTATAGTGATACTATGATGTATTTAGCAATAGCATAAACAATGGAACAGTTGAAGATATATCTATTAAACGCAATAGCATTAGCAATATCAATAACGGAGATTAATCCCTATCTTCAAACGATTTCCTTAATCTTGGCAATAGGATATACAGTAATTTCAATAAGCAAGAAACTAAAATGAATATAGATTTAAACGGAGATAAGAAAGCTGATGTTTCAATCAGTATTACCCAAATAATTACGATAGCTGCTATGTTTGCTTCTATTATTGGTTCTTACTATACTTTGAGTGCCAAGATAGATGCTAATGCTGCGGAGGTTACTAAACTTAAATACAACGAGAAAGAATACACTTGGAAAGCACAAAGACAACTCGAAGCGGAAGTAAGAGAGATTACTTTAGAGATGAGGGACTTTATGAAAGATTTAGAATATTTAAAAGTAGATAAAAGAAAATGATAAAAAAATATTGGAGTATAGTTAAAAAAGCTGCTAAAGATTGGGTGGTGGATAATTGGAAAAGTGATTTATTATTTGACAAAGGTAAAGTTATCTTTGTTGGTGTTATCGCTTTCTTTGTACTTATTAAAATAATCTACGATATATTCGTATGAACCTTAATTACTTTACTCTCTCGGAATTTTCTTCTCCGGATTTACCTAATTCAGGGCTTAATATGGATTCAGGCTTTCTTACCAAACTTGAAGAAGCAAGAGCCATTGCAGGAATACCCTTTAGAATTACATCAGGATATAGAACAAAAGAATATAATCAATCATTGCGAGACAAGGGATATAAAGCATCTCCTAACTCATCACACCTTATTGGAGTTGCAGCCGACATTGCAGTCAATTCAGGACACGACAGATACGTTATCCTTAACGCTCTTATTAGAGCAGGATTTAAAAGAATCGGAGTTGCTAAAACATTCATACATTGCGACACAGACGATTCTAAACCTAACTCCGTATGGACTTACTAATACTGTAGGTAATACGATATGTCTGACAAAAAGAAATTTAAAGAGACACAAGTAGGACAGTTCTTGTTAGAGAAGATTCCTAATATAGTAGGAGCAGTAGCAGGAGATACGTTAGCAGGAAACGTAATACAAGCCATTATAGGCGGTTCTGATATGTCCGAAGAGGATAAGTCCATAGCATTAAAAAAACTTGAATTAGAGAGAGCAGAGATAGATGGAGTAACCCGTAGATGGGTTGCAGATGCTCACAGTAAGTCTTGGTTAGCAAATAACGTTAGACCATTGACTTTAGTATTCCTTACAATTAGTTACGTAGTAGGTTGGTATTTAGGATACCCATTAGATTCTATTACAGGTCTTTTAAGTATCGTTATAGGTGGTTATTTCGGTTCAAGAGGGGTAGAGAAGGTATTTGGAAATAAAATGCACAAGAATGGCTAAACAAAAAGTTATCAACTACGAAAAGGTCAAAGTAAGACGTAAGGGAATACATAGTAAATCAAAACAATCAAGTGTAAAATCATCTAAAAACTACGTTAAGAAATATCGTGGTCAAGGAAGATAATGTTTATAACTTACCGTTTAAAAAGTTTACATCTTTCAAAAAAAGCGTGTAACTTTGGTGGGTTAGTGGGAATGTAATTATTATTTTTAATACAACTTAAATACTAACTTTAATACATATATAAATAAATGGAAGATTTAACTATTAGAAAATTAGCAGAAAAAATTGCAAAAGATTTTCAATTATCTGTAAAAGAAAGAACAGATAGCATATTAGAATTAGATGCTATACAATATCAAAATCTTGGTATAGATTCTACTAAAACAGAAAAGAAAAAAGTTAAATCAGATAGTAAGTATTTATATAGGCTCGTAAAAGGATTTAATGAATCAGATGGTAACTTACTGTTGAATCATATGGATGCTTAACCAATGATTAAAAAAAAACTATGCCAAGAACTGCAAAGAAACCTACAAGAAGTAAATTAGTTAAAAAACTTGATGTAGTATTTAGTCAGTATATAAGACTGTCTAATGCAGATAAGAATGGCTATTGTACTTGTGTAACTTGTAGTAAAAATTTTCATTGGAAAGAAATACAAGCAGGACACTTTATGAGTAGAAAGCACTACTCTATACGTTGGGATGAAAGAAATGTTAAACCACAATGTGTAGCCTGTAATGTCTATAGAGCAGGAGAACAATATAAGTATAGTTTATATCTTGGTAATAACTTATCTCAAAAGCTGCTTGAAGAAAGTAGGGAACTACGTAAATTTACAAATATCGAGTTAGAAGAAATGATTTCTGATTATAGTGATAGATTGAAAAAACTTACTTGATTAATTCTTGTATAATTGTTCTTTGTTATGGAGGGTAGGATTAATTTCTTATCCTCTTTTTTTTTGTTAAATATTTTTTTGTATCTTTACGATATGGAACATTATACTAAAGCAGAACTCTATGGCGAGGTCTTGGAACTGCAACACGAAAACGAAAAACTAAAAGAACAATTAATTTTAAGTTATGAAAGAAACAAACATTAATCAGAAACTGTTCAATCTACAACAAGAGATAGGAACAATTAGCAAGGATGCAAGTAACCCTTTTTATAAGTCAAAGTATTTTGATATTAACTCTTTAATCAATCAGCTTAACCCTCTCTTAAAGAAGCATAGATTACTTCTACTGCAACCAATAGAGGAAGATAGTGTTTATAGTAAACTTATCTGTGTTGATGGAACAGGAGGTGTTATATCAGGTTTAAAGCTACCTGAAATAAACGACCCACAGAAGTTAGGTTCAGCAATTACTTATTATCGTAGATATACTTTAGCTTCACTTCTTGGATTACAGGCAGTAGACGATGACGGTAATGTAGCAAGTGGAGTAACCGAAGAAAAGAAATGGTTAAACCAAAACACACCTGAATTTAGTAAAGCAATAGAATTTATAAAAGGTGGAGGTAGCATAGAAGCTATAAAAAGCAAATACAAGGTATCTAAAAAAGTAGAAGATGAACTTGCAAAATTGTAGAATTAAAAAAGTATATTACACAACAAAATATAATAATCAATCAATAAAAATAGAAATATGGAAATTACAGGAAACATCAAGGTTATTCAAGACATTGAATCAGGAACTTCTAAATCAGGCAATGAGTGGTCTAAAAGAACTATCGTTGTAACAACAGAAGGAGACTACCCACAAGACTTACCTATTGACTTTATGGGTAAAGCTATGGAGGACATTCAAAAGTTTCAAGTAGGAAACCCTGTTACGGTTAGCATTAATTTACGTGGAAGTCAATACAATGGTAAATACTATTCAAGTATTAACGGTTGGAAGATAGCACACACAATAGGAAACGTTAGCAACACAGAGCAGAACCCTGCAAGAGAAACTGCAGACTTACCATTTTAAATAATTGGGGGATTAAGTTCCCCCTTTTTTTATATATTTATGAAAAAGATATTTGAAGGAGAGATGCCTGATGACTTTTGGAATTATTTAGTAAATCCAATAACAGGATATTATATAGAACATAGAAACAAAAACGAATATAACGAGGAAATCGTAAGGAAGTATGCGAAAACTCCGCAAAGTATATGATAGCACAAGCAAAGAAATTACAAGATAGGATTTTAGATATCAAGTATGGCAGAATAAAAGAAGGACTTAAAATAGGAGTTCCTGAAATTGACGAACACATACGATTCAAAAAAAACGTACTAATAGCAATAGGACACGCTAACGTAGGTAAGACTACAACACTTATTTACTTTTATGTATTGTGGGCAAAGAAACACAATCTTAAATTCTTAATATGGTCAAGTGAGAACAGTCCTGAATCAATATTAAGAAAAATTATAGAATTTAGAATGGGTAAACCTATTCAAGAAGCTACAGACACCTTAATAGATAAAGCAGTAGAGTGGTCTAATCAACACTTTAAAATAATAGAAGTAGAGGACTTATACACTTATAAAAGTCTTTTGAAAGAAGCACAACAAATAAAAGATGCTTGGAATTACGATGGTTTATTAATAGACCCTTACAACTCGTTGGCTAAAGATGCAGCAGTACTTAAAATGGTAGGAAATGCCCACGAGTACGACTATCAGGTTTTGACTGAATTAAGAATATTTAGCAAAAAGAATAACGTACAGGTTTGTGTAAATGCACACGGTGTAACTTCTGCACTTCGGCAAGTACACCATAGCGGACACGAATATGAAGGATTAACAAGACCATTAGCAATGAGTGATGCAGAAGGTGGTTCTAAAATTAGTTCTCGTGCTGATGACATTTGGTGTATTCATAGATATGTACAACATCCTACCGATTGGATGTATTCTCACATTCACGTTTTAAAAGTAAAGGAGAACGAAACAGGCGCAAGACCAACAACATTTGAGCAGCCTATAAGTTTAAGAATGAAAATAAATAACGTAGGATTTGAATATTTAGGTAAAGATTTAATACAAGAAAATAAAGAAATAAAACCTTTAGGAATATGATGTTACTTGGACTTTTAATGGTAATCACTTTGGTTTATTTAATTATAGGTCAAATCAAAAATGCAGATATCATTTTAAGTCCTGTAATAGGAATGATGTTTGGTTTTTTATATAGCAAAGAACAGTTAGAAGAAGGAGACGAAATAATACTACAATGTGTTATTGGTGTAATTAGTATAACTGTTATATGGATAAACCCACACAATGGCTCACTATAGTTGCTGAAAGGCATAAGGAATGGGTCAATATAGTAAAAAGTTTTGGCGAGTATGACTACGCTGAAGATATAGTACAAGAGTGTTATTTGACACTACATAAATATGCAGATGAAAGCAAGGTTATTAGAAATGGTGTTGTTAGTCGCGGGTATTTGTTTTTTACTTTGCGTTCTTTGTATTACCAATATTATAATAGTAAAAGAAAGATTGATAAAGTTTCTCTTGATGATGACCAAATTACCATCCAAATTCCAAACGATTCGCAAATGGATGAACAAATAGCCTTCAATAAGATATGTACTATGATAGATAACCACATAGATAGTTGGAGATGGTATGAAAAAAAGTTATTTACTTTGTACAGGGATACAGAACTCTCTATAAGGGGAATAGCTAAAGAGACTAATATAAGTTGGGTAAGTATATTTAATACGCTTAAACACGCTAAAAATGAACTAAACGAAAAGTTTAAAGAAGATTGGGAAGATTATATAAATAAAGATTACGATAAGTTATGAAAGATTTCAAAGGAGACAAACTCTCAAAAGAATACAAAGAGTGGAAAAAAAAACACGCTGAAGCAAGTGAAGGACTTGGAGACACAGTAGAAAAGATTACAAAAGCTACAGGAATAAAGAAAGCGGTTAAGTTTTTAGCAGGGGAAGATTGTGGATGTGATGAAAGAAAAGAGAAACTAAACCAAGTGTTCAGATATAAGAAACCTGAATGCTTGACAGAAGAAGAGTTTGATTTAATTAAAATGGCAGTAGACACTAAAAAGAATAAGTTTACTCCTGATGAGCAAGAGACGTACAAGATTATATACGAAAGAATATTTAAAACCAAAGTAGAATGTACACCTTGTAGTTTTGCTAAAGTAGTGTATAAGGATTTGGTAGCAGTTTACAATCAATATTTATAATAAAGTATAAAATAAATGAAGAAATTAAACAATTTACGAGAAGCAGAGTACTACACAAATTTTAATTTAGTAGGAGAGAAAATAATCAAGTGGAGAAAAGCAAAACCTGAAAACAAAGACCTTAATGAGTTCTATTTTTGTTGGCAGGAAGTAGGCTTTTATGTACACAATCTTATAACAAACGAAAGGCTTTATAATCAATCCATAAGAGAATATAGAGCAGACAAGGATAGAGCAGTTATGAGAGCAAGAAAAGCCGAACAAAAAATAAAAGAACTTGAAAAGGAGATAACCAAATACAAAGCACTCTATGGATGATTTATTTGTAGGATATGTTATGTTTAGGATTATAGAGTGGTTAGTATATCAAATATTTAAAAAATGAGTGATAGTATAAAAAAGTGGGAGGAAATGATGGAAGCAGGAGGCTATACCACAGATTCAACCTATAATTATTTACCTAAAGACCCTATAGTGGAAAAGGTAATAAACAGGATGAGAGCAAGAAGTAGAGACGGCATATTAAAATACGGTACTACATTGCACGATTCTCCTGATGGATTCTATCAGTTCTTAAATCATTTACAAGAGGAACTTATGGATGCAACATTATATATAGAGAAACTAAAACAACAGAAGTAATGCCACTACCTAAACCAAAAGCAACAGAAACACAAAAGGAGTTCATACAAAGATGTATGATTGATTCCAATATGGTAACAGAGTTTAAAGACAAAGAACAACGCTTTGCAGTGTGCTCACAAATCTATAGGGATGAAAGAAGCTAAATTAATTAAGATGCAACACGATATAAAGTTAACTCAACAAGCGTTAGTAGTTGCCTTAAATAAAATAGAAAAATTAGAAAAAAAAGTTTTCCCAAAAGATGAAGATGTTAAATAATTGTTTATATTTGAATAAATATATTAATTATGACATACGAAGAACTTTACTACAGGTCAATGACAGACCACGAATTACAGAGAGTAATTAACACACATCAATTCTTGGATGGTTACGCTCACAGATGTCAGCAGGAACTGAACAGGAGAAAAGAAGAACAAAACGAAATTACAAGGTTATGATAACACTATTAAACGGAGAAACATTTCTCAAAGAAGAAATAGTAGGAATGGCTTATGATGATTCATTCTACTACAAACATCTTGGACAGTATGCTTTAAGTAGTTCATCTCTTAAAACACTACTTAAAAGTCCAAAGACTTATAGAAACATTCTAAAGTACGGAGACCCTAACGGAGATAGTCCTGCATTAGCGGCAGGTAAATTAGTACATTGGATGATACTTGAACCTCATAAAGTAGATAAGTTACATTTTGTAGATGCTTCCACAAAGAACACTAACCTATACAAAGATGCTAAAGCAAAGTATGGAGAAGTGTTTTTGACTAAAGAAAGAAGCGCAGCAGAAAGATTAGCAGATGCAGTATTAAGAAATGAAGCAGCACTCAAACTATTAAACAAATCAGAGTTTGAAGTCCCTGCAGTAGAAATGATAGAGGACTTACCATTTAGAGGTAAAGCAGATATAATTCAAGGAGACACAATCATTGACCTGAAAACAAGTCAAGACCTAAATTCATTTCGTTACTCTTGCGATAAATATTCTTACGACCTTCAAGCGTGGTTGTATCTTAAATTGTTTAAGAAAAATAAGTTTATCTTTTTAGTGATTGACAAAGCAAGTACTGATATAGGAATCTTTGATGTGAGTGATGAATTTTTAGCAAGAGGCGAACAGAAATTCAGACAAGCAGTAGACAACTATAAGTACTTTTTTCAAGAAGAAAACGATTTAGATCAATATGTAATGAGAGGAATATTATGAATATATTAGAAGAAGCTAATAAAATAATTAATCTTCGTTCTGAAGAAAAAGAAAGAGAATATGGTCCATTTAAAGAATCAATGGAGAAAGCGGCAATAGTAGCGTCTGAACTATGTAATAAAAAAATTACAACAGAAGATTTTTATAAATGTATGATTGCTTTAAAAATAAGCAGAATGGCATATAATTTAAAAGAAGATACTTTATTAGATGCGGTTGGTTACATAGCCGCTTTAAATAATTTTAAAAATAATGAATAATTTTGAACAAACATATAAAGATTTGTTATTGCGTGTTTTGCAATATGGAGAAGAAAATAAAAACCGCACAAGTATAAATACTTTAAAATTATTTAATCAAAGTATTAATATTAAATTAAATAATGGTTTTCCTATATTAACAGGTAAAAAAATATACTTTAAAAAAGCATTAGCAGAGTTTAAATGGATATATGAAGGTCGTACCGATTTAAAATATTTACAAGATAATAATATAAATTGGTGGAATGAATTTGCAATTAATGGTCAGCTTGGGAAAGTATATGGATATCAAATTAAAAATTATAATAATTCTATAAATCAAATTAAATATTGCATTAATGAAATTAAAAACAACACGCGGCGAGCTATTATTACTTTATGGAATCCATCTGATTTAAAAGAGCAAGCTTTACCTTGTTGTTATACTCAACTTAATTTTGTAAGAAGTAATAACAAATTAAATTTAGTAATGCACTTTAGAAGTTCAGATTTATTTTTAGGTTTACCTTATGATATAATTTTTGGAGCTTTATTTTTAATTGAAATATCTAAACAATGCAATTTAATGCCATATGAATTAGGTTTAAATTTAGCTGATGCACACATTTATATGAATCATATTGAACAAGTTAATTTATATTTAGAAAGTAATACTTATGAATTACCTCAATTAAAAGGAAATTATAATAATTATTATTTAGATAATTATAAATCAAATAAATTAATTAAAGCACCTTTAGCTATATGACAACTTATTATGTATACAGAATACCAAGAACAAATAAAATTGGGTGTACACATAGAATAAAAGAAAGGCTTCAAGAACAAGGAGTAAGTGAATATGAAATATTATATAAAACTACAGATATTAATGATGCTTCAAATAAAGAAATTGAATTACAAGATAAATACGGGTATAAACGGGATAGAGTTCCATATAATCAATTAAATTTTAATACAATGGAAAAAATACATATAACCAATGAAACAACAACTTTTGCAAAAGTTTTTAATAAAGAAGATTTTGATAAATATCACTCAAAATTAAAAATGCTTAATTTGCCTGATTTTGGTGAAATTGAAATTAACAAAGACATATTAGAATTTATTAAAAGCAAATTAACAAAAAGTCAATATCCTAATTTTGGTATGTATATATATAATCAAAGTTTATACAATTACGTAGAGTCAAAAAAAGAATATACAAATTTTGAATTAATACGAAAATGGGCTAAAGAAAAAGGTATATTAGATAAAGGTGATAGTAAAACACAATATATAAAATTACAAGAAGAAGCGGGGGAATTGGCTAAAGCTTTATTAAAAAAAGATAAAGAAGAAATAATTGATGCTATAGGTGATTGTGTTGTTGTATTAACTAATTTAGCGGAACTTGAAAATTTAAAAATAGAAGATTGTATTAAAAGTGCTTATGATGTTATTATAAATAGAACAGGTAAGATGGTTAATGGCACTTTTGTAAAAAATGAATAAAGATATAATAGAAGAATTTTATCTACTTGCTTTAGTAGATATAGCAAATGGCAGAGGTTTGCAAGAACTTGAAGAAGCTATTGAACTATACGAAAAAGCAGAAGAATATGAAGCGTGTGCAGGAATATTAAAAGCAATACACGAATCAGGATATATGACATTAAACGAATTACTAAATAAGATACAAGATGAACAAACAGATGATTAAAGAAATAGTAGATAACTACTTTGAATTAAACCTTAAAAGAAATACTCGTAAGAGACAATATGTAGAAGCAAGAGCAATCTTTTATAAGCTATGCAGAGAGTTTACAAAGTTAAGCCTTGAAGAAATAGGCGAACAGGTAAACAGAGACCACGCTTCTGTATTGCACGGTATAAGGTCTTTGAATAATTGGATAGAATACGACAACAGGATAAAAAACAATCTACGAATCCTACGAAACAAAGTAAGAAACTTTGAAGATGAAAAAGATAACGTAATAGAATTAGATGAATCTATAGTGCTTAAATACGTTCAGCTTAAAGAACAGGTAAAAGAGCAGGAAGAGATAATAAACGACCTACGTAATGCACTAAAAGATATAACAGAGAAGCACACTCGTAGAGAGAAGTTCTATCAGAAGTATGGGTTTATTAATTAACACTTTGTAAATAAAGTTATTGTATAATTAATTAATTAATCTATTTTAATTATGGATGGTAGAAAAAATAATGGTGGTCATTCTACAAAAGGGTTCGCAGGAAGAAAACCTAAAAGCGAAGAAATAAAACTTGTAGAAAGATTATCTCCTTTAGAAGATGCTGCACTTGATGCCTTAAAGAAAGGTGTTGAATCAGGAGAACTAAAGTGGATTCAATTGTACTTAAACTACTATCTTGGTAAACCAAGAGAAACAAAAGATATTACAATCAATGAAGATTTACCGCTTTTCATTGAGGATATTGATTAATGCAGGTTAAGAAAACAATAGCACTTAAAAAGCTACAAAAACTTAAAAGCAGGATACGAATAGTTAAAGGTGGAACATCAGCATCCAAGACTATATCGATTCTTGCTTTATTGATTAACTATGCTATAAGAAACAAAGGAAAAGAAATAAGCGTAGTATCTGAATCCATTCCACACTTACGTAGGGGCTGTATTAAGGACTTCTTATCGATTCTAAAAGGTCTCAATAGGTATAGTGATAGTCAGTTCAATAAAAGTACCTTAAAATACACCTTTTCAAATGGTAGCTATATAGAGTTCTTTTCTACAGACCAACCTGATAAGTTAAGAGGTGCAAGACGAACAGACTTATACATTAACGAGTGTAACAACGTTCCTTTTGATGCTTATACACAATTAGCAGTAAGAACAAGCGGAACTATATGGTTAGACTACAATCCATCTAATTTGTTTTGGGTAGACAAAGAATTGGTAGGAAAGCAGGACACCGATTACATCACACTTACTTACAAAGATAATAATGCACTACCTGAATCTATAGTAAAAGAAATAGAGAAAGCTAAAGAGAAAGCAAAGACTTCTACGTATTGGGCAAATTGGTGGAAAGTATATGGATTAGGAGAAACAGGTAGTTTAGAAGGTGTATGTATTCCTGATTGGAAAGAAATAGATAGACTTCCTGAAGATGCAAGGCTAATGGCTTATGGTATGGACTTTGGTTATTCAGTAGACCCTACTACCTTGATTGCATTATATAAATGGAATGATGCTTATATCTTTGATGAGGTTCTTTATAAGAAAGGAATGTTAAATAGAGATATAAGTCGCTTCCTACAACAACAGGACATAAAAGAAAACATTGTTGCTGATTCAGCAGAACCGAAATCTATAGCGGAGTTACAAGGATATGGACACTCTGTATATGGAGTAAGCAAAGGCAGAGATAGTATAGTGTATGGTATTAACCTCATCAATCAAAACGAGATATACGTTACTGCAAGAAGCAAGAACTTAAAAAGAGAACTACAAGGATATGTATGGGCAAAAGATAAAGAAGGTAACACACTACAAAAACCTACAGGAGAACATCCTGACTGTATAGATGCAGCACGATATGTTCTTACTGACCAATTAGAGAATCCTAATAAAGGAGAATATTTTATCTATTAATTAGGATTGTTTAAAAAAAGTTTATATATTCGTATAAACAAAGTTTAATTAAATCAATAATTATGGAAGATTTTACAGAAGTATTAATTAGTAATTTAACAAAGAAAGAGAACCGCAAGAACACAATTAAGTTCATAGGCTACTCTTTACTCTTTGGATTATTTGGATTAGCATCAATGTATGGATTTTTATACTTTATGCTATGGGCAAACGAAATAACAGATAAGATTCTTGGAATATCATAAGATGAAACAAGCGTGTTGGTACGAGGATATTTACGTTGTACAGAAACCTACAAAGCGAGGTGGTTATAAAGGTTCTGATGTAACACTTTACATTGACTACAAAGGTCAAAGAAATATAGGAAGTCAAAAGATAACCTATGCACAGAACAGTAAAGAGTTAGTAGATGCAATAGAGACTGCTTACGAATACGCATATAAAAGATTCATATTAAATAGTTAATATTTTTTCATTTGGTTAAATTGGGGATTAGGTGGCTTTGTGCTACCTTTTCCTTTTTATACATATTAATGACTTATTTATTGTAATTATATGAAAGTTGAAATAAACGTACCTGATTCACTTAACGAGATTACTTTAGGACAGTATCAAAGATTTGAGAAGCTGAACACAAAGGACAATCAAGGTTCTACATTCCTGCTTCAAAAAATGGTAGAGATATTTTGTAATCTTGACTTGAAAGATGTAGCAGAGATTAAATACAAATCTGTACAGGAGATAGCAGTACACTTAAATAAGATATTCGACACTAAACATACATTGATTCCTACCTTTGAATTAGGAGGTGTAGAATACGGTTTTATACCTGTATTAGACGATATGACATTAGGGGAGTATATAGACCTTGATGAGAACTTGGGAGATTGGCAGACAATGCACAAAGCAATGAGTGTACTATACAGACCAATCAACTATAAGAAAGGACATAAGTACAATATAGAACCATATAGTGGAATGAATGACAGACTAAAGTATATGCCTTTAGATGTAGTGTTTGCTGCTATGGTTTTTTTTTGGAATTTAAACAACGAGTTAATACAAACTATCCTGAACTATTTACAGAAGGAAACACAGAAGCTAACTACTCAACAGAGGGAACGTTTGGAAGCAAGTGGGGTTGGTATCAATCGGTCTATGGAATTGCTAAAGGAGATGTTACCAAGTTTGATGAGGTTACCAAACTCAATGTACACGAGTGCTTAATGTACTTGGCTTTTGAAAAAGATAAAATAGAATTAGAAAAGAAACTGATTAAGAAACGATGAAAGGGTTTTACAACGTAACAGACAAACTAAAAGACACGCTATTAGCAGAGCCATTTGTAAATACGGTTACATTTGGTTCTATTGATGATGTAGACCTCAACAAACAAACAATCTTTCCTTTGTCTCATATCACAGTAAACAACACTACTGTAGGAACTAAAACGCTAACGTTTAATATTAGTATTCTTTCTATGGACATTGTAGACATAAGCAAAGATGAGGTTACTGATATATTCGTAGGAAACGACAACGAGCAGGATGTGTTAAACACTCAATTAGCTTTACAGACAAGAGTAATAAACATCCTACAAAGAGGGGATTTATATACAGACCTTTATCAAGTACAGGGAGATGTTACTTGTGAGCCATTTGTAGATAGATTTGAAAACAAGTTAGCAGGATGGGCAGCTACATTTGATGTAGTAGTACAAAACGATATGACAATATGCGACTAACCAAAACACAGGAGGCTTTAGAATCCTTTAAGAACTTTGTTATACAACAGGCACGCACAAGGCTTACAAAAAGTCGTAAGAACGTTTCTAAGGAACTTTATAATAGTTTAAAGGGTAAGGTAAAGGAGATGCCTAATTCTATCCTCTTGGAGTTTGAGATGGAGGAATACGGATTGTATCAGGATAAAGGG